AATTTGAGGATTACCAGTTAAATAAACATCCTGTGCTCCGTATGCTACTAATTGAAGAAGACCACCACCCATTTACGCTATATTCTTTATACTATTAGAGGAGAAAAAAATATGAATTAAAATGTATGGAGGTATTAAATGTATCTATCGATATACTAACTATACAATATACAATATCATATATCCAATATCATATATCCATAATATATTTATTATATAAAAATTAATATTAATTATTCTATTATAACGATGTTCAAAGAAAAATCATCAAAAAAAAAATATATTTCCGACAATAATGAGGTTTTTACGTTAGATGCGATGCACAACAACATCATAAAGAAGTTTGAACTTACGAATAAAGACAAGGAGGGCTACAAGATATTATTACACGATTTAGAAGCCCAGTCGAATCTCATTATGGAAAATATAGAAATATCCAAGACGGACAAGGAACACGTAAATAGTCTATGGACGAGTAATATTACAATACGGGAGAAAATTATCGAACTTAAAAACAATATCAAGGAGTTGGATTCGTATAACGAAGTTGAATATTATAAAAATACCAGTTATATATTATTTCAATACTACGATACTGTGGAGAAGCAGTCGAACATAAGTAATCCGCATACGTCTATCTCGAACGGCGTTTGTATCTCTTCGAGCGAATTGTTGAGCAGACAACCGAAGATTTACAAGAATGATTCGAAGAAGAAGCGTTCTTCCGTGTCCGCGACAACCATAAATGTTCTGGATGCTCTTAATAATTTAAATACAGAAAGCGATATAAATAAGGCTAACGGAAGCGGAAGCGGCGGAAGCAGCGTGAGCGGCGGAAGCGGCGTCGTTGGGATTGGCGGATGTGGCGGGAGCAGCGGGAGCGGCATAAGCGATAATGTAATCGATAAGAGTTCCCTCGTAGATAAATATATGTCGATTATAAATAAAAAGTATGTTCGCAACGTCGAAGAGGAGGACATTGAGATTTGTAAGAATTGTAAGAATCCGATGACGTGCTTACAGCACGACGCAATCATCATTTGTAATCTTTGCGGATACCAAGAGTTGCTTCTTGTCGAGCAGAATCGCCCTATATTGAAGCAGAATACAAAGGATACGTCTCATTTTAGTTATAAGCGAATCAATCATTTTCGCGAATGGTGTAATCAGGTTCAGGGGAAGGAAAGCACAGATATTCCTGACGAAATATTTGAAAAGATATTAACAGAAATAAAAAAAGAAAAGATTGTGGATACGAAAACGATAACCTATAATAAGATGCGGGATATTCTTAAACGTCTGCGGATTAACAAATATTACGAGCATATTAATTATATCATCAATCGAATCAATGGAATCCCTACGCCGCAGTTTAGCCAAGAACTCGAAGATAAGTTGTGTAATATGTTTCGAAACATTCAAGCACCGTTTTTAAAACATTGTCCGAAGGATAGGAAGAATTTCTTGTCGTATAGTTATGTTTTGTATAAGTTTTTTCAAATATTAGGACTCAATGAATATCTCAAATATTTCCCACTATTAAAAAGCAGAGAGAAGTTATACGTCCAAGACCAAATATGGAAAAAAATATGTTTGGAACTCAATTATGAAATCATCCCGTCGCTCTAAACGCCGCTCTAAACGCCGCTCTAAACGCCGTTCGGGAAACCTACCATACGGAAACCTGCACCCAGTCCGACACCTTGTCTCGCCCCTGCCGATACCGCGGGGGATAACAAGTCAAGGACGGAGAAGGTACAAGCGGCGGTTAATGCTAACATAAAGATTTCGCTCAAATCCAATTTATTATTTGGCAATATGAGGGCGACGAAGGCGACGATAAGACCTTCGAAGGCGTATTTAAGGAGTCTTATAACGACATCCCAGAAATCGACTGTATATTCCATTTTTATATTATATTATACTATAACACTATACTATTATAACATAAAAAATATATATAAGATTTATATTCTATATTAGTATTAGAAAAGATATCATAAAAATGTCCGCAGATGTTGTAAGCGTTAAGGAGGTTGATTATTTGGACGAGGATAAACCTATCAGGGGACAGAACTACGTGTTGCTATCGTTTTTAAGCCCTGAGGATGTTCTTGTGAATAAGGAGGCATATATGTTCAGTCAATTCATCACGAAGTTTAGCAAGGATATGACTACGCTACTGGATGGTATTTCGGAGAAATATAGCGATTCGAAGGACTTTGTGGATTCCGTCAAGGAGAACAATGCGTTTATCTTTGACCCGAAGGATATGAGCGAACAATATGGGTTTTACAAGTCGATTAACAATCAAACCTTGGAGTCTGAGTATCACCGCGATAATAACTTTGTAACCTCTATCCGTGGCATTAAGGTGCGTGGTGTATTTGATACGATTGAGGAAGCCAAGAATCGCAGTGAGTTCATTAAGAAGATTGATAACAAGTTCAACATCTATATTGCTCAGATGGGTTGCTGGTGTCCTTGGTCGCCGAATCCAGATTGCTTGGAGAATCAAGAATACGCCGAGACGCAACTGAATACCCTAATGAAGGAATACAAGAGGAATATGACAGACAAGGATGTTATCTTTGAGAACCGCAAGGCATCGCTATTTCCGACACAGACGATTCGCGAAGAGACATCGGAGATTAGCGAAGAGACACCTGAGGTTAGCGAAGCACCCGAAGCCGTCCCTGAGTCTGCGGAGAATGTAGTTGTTGGTGTCTCGGCAGACGTAGCGGATGCGACTAACGCAGCGGACGAGATTGAAATGTCCGAGATTAAAAGCAGTATCGAACAGGTAGATGCGTGGAGTTCTCAGAAACTCGACATTCAATAAGCAGTAAAACGGCGAACGGCGGCAACATAAATGATTATTTTTCTTATTTCATAATATTAAGATAATGAAGGCAATTGCGATATTTTTACTATTCATAGGGTCTATAATGATTATACAAGGCTATTACAATAATAAATCTGTATGTAAAAAAGATAAGGTGATTGTTAAATACATACCACGAAGCGTTTATGAGGAGCAGTTAAAGCCCGAAGAAAGTCTCCAAACATTTTATAGGGGAATGTTTGAAGATGTTTTATTACGCTAATCTGTTTTTATTTTTATCCTTAATATTAGTAAATGGAAATATTAAAAGATATTGAAAAAAGCATTCTGTCTATTAATATGTATGACAAAAGTGCTGAACTGGCGAAGATGGGTAAGATTAAAAAACTGGTGGGCGAATATTTTAAACACAAGGAGGACGAGAGCAATGTCGTTTCACAGAAGATGATGAAATATGACGAGCAATTCAAGAAAGTGAGAGAGCGGAATGATTATGAATACGAATTATTTTTAGAAAAGAAAGATGAATTGCGTTCTATATTTAAAGAAACGAAAAGCCTATCGTCGTTGTATGATTATTTAAATTATAAATATACGAATCAACACCAAAGCATCCCTGATATCTATACATACGAGTATTTCGATTTTAATGACCGTATCGTCGTCCCCAAAGAGCCGAAGTCGAAGGCGAAAGAAGCGAAAGAAGCGAAAGAAGCGAAAGAAGCGAAAGAGCCGAAAGAGCCGAAGGAGGCGAAAGAAGCAAAAGTTCCCAAAGAACCGAAGGCTGCGAAGGAATTGAAGGATTGTCCCGAAGGAAAGGTGAGGAATCCTATAACGAAGCGATGTGTCAATGACAAAAAAGTCCCCAAAGAACCGAAAGAGCCGAAGCCGAAAGAGCCGAAAGAGCCGAAAGAGCCGAAAGAGCCGAAGGCTGCGAAGGAATTGAAGGATTGTCCCGAAGGAAAGGTGAGGAATCCTATAACGAAGCGATGTATCAAGGATGTTAATTATAAAAAAAACTAAGTAAATATAGGAATGGTTAAAACTGTCGTCGTCGAGCGGACATTTAGAATCAACTGGTTTAGTTTCGTGTTCGCCTTTCTATTAGGGCTTATATACGTGTATATATCTTCGCCACCCATTCGAAATATCATAAAATACCCGACGCCCTATAATGCGAACAAAATAGTCTATAAGAACCTTGACAATCAATGCTATAAATATAATGCGGAAGAAGTTAAATGTTCCGAGGCGTCTTTGACGCAACCGATTATATAATTTTTATAGATATAGATTAGGATAGAATGAATAAGAAAGAGCCGTCAGGGTTAAGAGTTTCAATCGACCGAATGTTTTATGACGAGACGGGGCAAATCATCGTGAGTGCCTTGTTCGGACTCTCGTTGGCTCTGTTATTTAGACGTATTTGTAAGGATAACTGTGTTCTATACTCTGCTCCTGATATTAAGGATATTGAGGGGAATGTTTTCAAACTCGAAGATACGTGCTATAAATATACATCGTATCCTGTGAAATGTAGTTCGACTCTCGAAAAGCCGTTAGAGCCGTATGATATTAATAAGACGCCTGATAATCTAATAAGTGTTCCGGGGTTTTTCGAGAGAATGTTCGCTATCGCGTAATATAATTTAGATTGAAAATATTATATATCAATAGATAGAATTATATAATGTCGACGCCGATAAGCACATTACCGCTAAAACCCCAATCATCTGGCGAAACGAATGACATTAACGACCCCGTAGTTCAAGATGTCCTAAACGAGTTCCAAGACGAATTAATGATGTCCAAGCAATCGAAATCACACCCGTCTATGCCCCAGCAACAGCCACAATATCCGTCTATGCCATCACAGTCATATCCGCCGCTCCCACCGCATTCGCAGCATTCGCAGTCGCATCCACAGCATCATCAATACCCTCCGTATCCGTCGCAAAGCAAGTATGATAGTATATCGGCATACATAGATACAGAGGTAGCAAAAAAGAGTTTGATATTGGTTATATTGGCGGTTATCATCTACCACTCGGGTATTATCAATACGGTGTATGAGAAGTTGCCAGATAATTTACAGGACAACTTAACGAGTTTTGACATCTACATAAAGTCCATATCGCTATTCTCCATCATTTACGTATTGTCGTTTTTTGAATACATTTAGGAAAGCAACATTCGCAGGGGGGAGTCTTGGTGATATTATTTTATTTATTTTATTTATTTTTTAGAAAGTCTTGGAAAGTTTAAAAGTTTTAGGAAAGTCTAAAAGATTTGGAAAGTCTAAAAGTTTTGGAAAGTCTAAAAGATTTAGGAAAGTCTAAAAGTTTTGGAAAGTCTAAAAGATTTAGGAAAGTCTAAAAGTTTTGGAAAGTCTAAAAGATTATAGAAGGTCTAAAAGTTTTGGAAAGTCTAAAAGATTATAGAAAGTCTAAAAGATTTGGAAAGTCTAAAAGTTTTGGAAAGTCTAAAAGATTTAGGAAAGTCTAAAAGTTTTGGAAAGTCTAAAAGATTATAGAAAGTCTAAAAGTTTTGGAAAGTCTAAAAGATTATAGAAAGTCTAAAAGATTTGGAAAGTCTAAAAGTTTAATAAAAAAGATATCTATATCCCTCAGTATATGGCTAAGAGCAACTTCGCTTCTGCTAACGTTCGAGAATCCACAGGGGGTAGCCTTGCTATCACTATGATAATAAGTATATGTAATAAGTATATTATTTATTTTTTAGAAAGTTTTAAAGTCTAAAAGATTATAGAAATAGTTAAGAACCTTCTATAACCTTTCGAAGTTCTCTAAATAACACCAGTGATGCTCGACGCATCGGCTTACTTTTTTAGAGAAAATAAAGCATATTCTTATTACCATTCTGATAACAAATATTACTATAAATATCCTAAAAGTCGGCAGATGCGTCGAGCATCACAAGTATTACTAAGCATATACTTTGGGATGTTAGATTTCTTTTTATAAAGTCTAAAAGTTTTAGGAAAGTCTAAAAGATTATAGAAAGTCTAAAAGATTATAGAAAGTTTAAAAGTTTAATAAAAAAAGATATCTATATCCCTCAGTATATGGGCTAAGAGCAACTTCGCTTCTGCTAACGTTCGAGAATCCACAGGGGGTAGCCTTGCTATCACTATGATAATAAGTATATGTAATAAGTATATTATTTATTTTTTAGAAAGTTTTATAAAGTCTAAAAGATTATAGAAAGTTTAAAAGTTTAATAAAAAAGATATCTATATCCCTCAGTATATGGGCTAAGAGCAACTTCGCTTCTGCTAACGTTCGAGAATCCACAGGGGGTAGCCTTGCTATCACTATGATAATAAGTATATGTAATAAGTATATTATTTATTTTTTAGAAAGTTTTATAAAGTCTAAAAGATTATAGAAATAGTTAAGAGCCTTCTATAACATTTCGAAGTTCTCTAACAATTCCTGTGATGCTCGACGCCGCTTCGCAGTTTCACTGCTTCGTGGCTTCGCTGCTTCGCTTCGGCTTACTTTTTTAGAGAAAATAAAGCATATTCATATTACCACTCTGATAACAAAATATTACTACACATATCCTAAAAGTCGGCAGATACGCTACTTCGTAGCGGTGTTTAGGCATATACTTTGGGATGTTAGATTTCTTTTTATAAAGTCTAAAAGTTTTGGAAAGTCTAAAAGTTTTGGAAAGTCTAAAAGTTTCTGGAAAGTCTAAAAGTTTCTGGAAAGTCTAAAAGTTTCTGGAAAGTCTAAAAGA